CGAGGGCATGTCCGCGATCGGCATTGAGGTGCCCCGGCCCGAGGCCGAGCGCGAGCCAGTCACTCTCGGCGATGTGCTGGCTAGCCGCGAGGCGCAGCGTGACCGCCACCCGCTGACCGTGGCGCTGGGCAAGGACATGGACGGCGAGCCGGTCCTGGCCAACCTCGCGAAGATGCCGCACCTGCTCATTGGGGGCAGTACCGGCGGGGGCAAGTCGACCACGGTCAACGGGATCGTCTGCTCGCTGCTGGAGCGCGCCACGCCCGAGCAGGTCCGGCTGCTCCTCATTGACCCCAAGCGGGTTGAGCTGGCCGCCTACTCCGGTGTCCCGCACCTGGTACGGCAGATCATCACCGACCCGGCCAGGGCCGTCGACGCGCTGGCCTGGGTGGTCACCGAGACCGAGAACCGCTACCGGCGGCTGGAGGACCACGGCTGCCGCAACATCGACGCCTACAACGCCGCGGTCGCCAAGGGCCGCATCCCGGGGCCCCCGATGCCCTACCTGGTGGCGATCGTGGACGAGCTCGCCGACCTGATGATGGCCTCCGCCGCGCTTCGCCGCGCCCGGCCGCTGGACGGCCAGGACGAGACACCGGGGGCTGAGGAGTCCATCGTCCGCACTACCCAGCTGGCCCGCGCCGCCGGGATCCACATGGTGCTCGCAACGCAGCGCCCGGACGTGACTGTGGTCACGGGGCTGATCAAGGCCAACGTGCCGTCCCGGCTGGCGTTCGCGACAGCGAGCCTGACCGACTCCCGGGTGGTTCTGGACCGTCCCGGCGCGGAGAAGCTCATCGGCCAGGGCGACGCCTTGTTCCTGCCGGTGGGCGCCAAGCTCCCGCGCCGGTTCCAGGGGGCGATGGTCACCGATGAGGAGATCACCGAAGTGGTCGCCGCCTGCAAGGAGCGCGCCGGGACCGGCCTGGCCGCAGCACGAGAGGACTGAGCAATGGGACCGTTCACCCGGCGGCGCACCGCCCCCCTGTGCAGCCTCAAGGCGGGCGCGCGGACGGGCGGGCGCGCGGACGGGCGGGCGCGCGAGCGCGCGAATTATACCTGCATTTCCGCAGGTCAGGCAAGGGGTGAGAGGCAATGATCCGCTTCGCTGTCACCGTGGTCCTCGGCTGCCTGCTCGCCGTGAGTGCCTACCACGAGGGCCAGTCCCGCCTCCGCTGGGGCGCACCGCCGCTGCCCTACCACTGCCCGGCCGGCTCCCACGTGGTCCGCCACTGGGTCCCGGGCCCTGCTACCGCCTCCGGGGAGATCTCCTGGGGCGGCCAGCACGAGTGGGCGGCCTGCGCCGCGTCGACCACCGTAAGCACCGGCTAAGCCCCCGGCCGGGCGCTCCTACCAAAGCGCGCCCGGCCGGGCTTCCACCCCATACCGCTGAACGATCACCGGAACAGACCGGAGGATGACCACCATGACAGCCCTGCTCCACGCGATCCCGTGGGAAGCCGCCGTAGCCCTGGCCGCCGCCGCGGTCCTGCTGGCCGTCCTTCCCCGCATCGTGCGCTCTGCGTGGGCTGCCCTCGGCGGCCGGAAGCGCAGGGCCAGCGACTGGACGCGCGGCCAGCGGCTCATTGCCTGCGCCCTGGCCGTCCTGGGCACCGGGATCACGGTCCCCGCGTTCACCGAGATCTACATGACCGTGACGCACCTGATCCGCCCGGCGTTCGGAGCCTGGTCGTGGACCGTCCCGGTCAGCGGCGAGATCGCGTTCACGTACCTGTTCCTCAACGGCGTGCTGCTGGCCATGCGCCGCGCGCCCGCCGGGGCGCTGCGCTCCGTCCTCATCGCCGTGATCATCGCCGGGTCGGTGGTCCTGAACATCTGGGCCTACCTCGGGTCGGTGCCCGCCGTGGTCGGGCACCTGATCATCGTCGCCGCGTTCTTCGGCGTGCTGCTGGCCGGCAAGGAAACGGTGATGACCCTGCGCGGCGGCAAGGTCCGCGCCGACCGGATCACCGCCGGGGAGTGGATCGCCCAGCCCGCCCGCTCGGCTGCCCTGTGGCGGTGGATGAAAACGTGGGGCGAGCCGTCCCGCGACGCCGCCCTGGAGCGGTACATGCGCCTGCTCTACACCCGTGCCCTCGCGCAGTCTGACCCGCGTGTCGGCCGCCGCCCGTTCGCCTGGCGCCGGAACCTTCCGCTGCCCCTGCGCTACCAGTTGTCCACGGGCACATTGCCGCTGGCAGTGGCTACGGGCGTGGACTGGCTGAGGGCGGCCGAGGTGCACGTAGCAGAGCAGCTTGCCCTGCTGCCGGAGGTCACCCCGGAGAGCACCGAAGAGGGCAAGAGAGAGCGCACTGACGAGGACAGGGAAGAGCGCAAGCGCGAGGACAGGCGGGAGCGCCGCGAGGACAGGGAGCAGGACAAGCCAGAGGGCAACGGCTGGCCCGAGACCAGGGACATCAACAGGGCAGTCCTGATGCGCCGCGTCAGGGCAGCCTGCGAGCGCTACGCCGCGGCCAACGGGGGCAAGCGCCTCCCGGCCACGCAGTTGTCCGCGGCCCTGAAGGTCCGCATGAGCCGCACCACGGCGACCGCCCTGCTGGCCGAGGTCTACCAGCCGGACCAGCGCCAGCCGGCGCACCGCAGGGAAGGCTGACCCGTGATCGCCGTGCCCCTTCTCACCCGCCCCGCTCCCTGCTGCCCGTCCTGCTGCGCCCCTCCGGATGGCGGCCCGGTGGTCTGGTACTGCTTCAGATGCCCGCGTGGGGTTATGGCGGCTGATGTGCGTGCGGTCACTGGACCGGGCACGAGCGCGGCGAGAGGATCACGGGCATGACCGAGACCAGCGGTGCTGAATCCGGCGATGCCCTCGCGGCCCTGGCGCGCGGGCTCCTGCAGATCGCCGACGCTGGCGGGATGCCGGATGCCTTCTGGCGCCACGACAGCCGGGTGGGGATGGCCCGTGAGATCCTCGGCGTCCCCGAGGACGGCCGGCAAACGCACGCGCACCTATGGGCCCCGCCGGAGCCTGAGTCCAGTTGGCCGGCGTTTGAGGACGCTGACCTGAGAATGCCCCCGGAGGCACTGTCATGACGACCGCCAGCGACACGCTCCGCGAACTGCGCGATCAGATGAACGCGCTGGTTCCCTACCCGCAGTCGGCGCCGTTCCCGGCGCAGGAGCTGATCCGGCACTACGCCGCCGAGGTGGTCCTGCACACCTCGCGCTTCCACCTGAGCATGAAGGACGGCGGCGCCCCGGATGTGTCCATCGTGCCGCTGATCTCCGCGAGCTTTGCTGCCATGCACGCCCTGCTGGCACTGCACAAGGCGGATCCGGCCGTGGCCGCCGGCGCGGCAATGGAGATCTGGGCCATCTGCGGGAACGGCGACACCGACGAGTTCGCCGCGGACTACCTCGGCGACGGCTATGCGGCGGTACTGGAACTGGCCGGGCAGATCGCGGCCTGCCCCGTGACGACTCCTTGCCCCGGCCCGGACCCGTCAGAACTGGTCACCGATGACGCCGTGACCGCTGCTGCGGGAGCGCTGCACGTCCCCCACTGCCACGATCCGGCCTGTACGGTCCGCACGGTCGCGCTGGAAAATGCTCGCAACGCACTGGAAGCGGGCGCGCTCTCAATCGCCGTCGCATGGCAGCAATGGCGGGCAGCCCGGAGCTGATCGCGCACATCATCAAGCGCCCTCCGCAGCCGCTACCATGATCAGCCATGGAAATGTGGTCCCTCGTAGCCTGCGGCCGGGTGGCTGACGGCGCCCAGGGCGAGCTGGCGCTGCGGCTACCACGAATCCCGCCTGGTCTCAGTCCCGCCCCGGCCCTACCATGTGACCACCAGCACCACCCGGCGCCCCCGCAACGGGGCAGCGCCGGTAACCCCGCAACGGGAGCCTCATGCCAGCACCCCTGGCTCCCGGACTGCGGGCAGCCATCCTCGAAGATCTCCGCCGCCGTGACGGCCGCTCCGCGCGTGTCATCGGCAAAGCCCATGGCGTCTCGGACGCAACAGTCCGGAGGATTGCGAACCAAGAGGGCATAGATGATGCTTGGTCGCGCGACAAGACCAAAAAGGCTACTGAGGCCGCCGTTGCCGATGCCCGCGCGATCCGGGCGGCGACGTCACGCAGGTTCCTGGACGAAACGAACCTTCTGCTCGACCAGCTTCACCAGCCGCACACTGCGTTCAACTTCGGCGGCAAGGACAACACCTACGAGGAACACGAGTTCCCGGAGCCGCCGGTCGATGCCAAGCGCACCCTGATCACCGCGGCGGCGATCGCCTACGACAAGCACCTGGCGCAGGAGCGGCATGATGCCGTGGAGAACCAGGACATGTCCTCGGTCGATTCGTGGCTAGAAGCGATGGTCGACGGCGCGGGGCATTAGGCCGTGCAACTGCGCCCGCTGACCGGCAAGCAGCGCGAGTCGGTCAGGCTGTGCCAGTCCCGGCTGAACATCTGGGAAGGCAGCGTCCGGTCGTCCAAGACGATTTCGTCGCTGTTCGCGTGGCTGCGGTTCGTGCGCCGTGGGCCAGCCGGGAACCTCCTGATGTGCGGAAAAACAGAACGGACCCTGAAGCGCAATATCATCGACCCGCTGACGGAGATGCTCGGGCCGTCCCGCTGCCGCCTGGTGGGCGGCTCGGGGGAACTGTGGCTGCTGAACCGCCGCGTCTACCTGGCCGGCGCCAACGATGAGCGAAGCCAGGAGAAGATTCGCGGGCTGAGCCTGGTTGGTGCCTACTGCGATGAGATTTCCACCATCCCGGAGTCCTTCTGGTCAATGCTGCTGTCACGTTTGTCCGCGGAGAACGCCGCACTGTACGGGAGCAGTAACCCCGACTCGCCGGCGCACTGGCTGAAACGGGACTTCCTGGACCGCGCGGCCGTGCACCTTGACCACGACGGGGCCGTGATCCGCCGGGAGGGCGGCGAGTTCCTTGACCTGGCCCGGTTCAGCTTCCGGCTGGCCGACAACCCGCATCTCCCGGCCGCGTACGTGGCCAGCCTTGATCAGGAGTACGTCGGGCTGTGGCACAAGCGCTACGTGGAAGGGCTGTGGGTAGCTGCCGCCGGGGCCATTTATGACATGTTCGACCCGGACCGTCACGTCGTGAGCATCTGCCCGGTGATCAAGCGCTGGGTCTGCTGCTCGGTGGACTACGGCACCCGGAATCCGCTGCACGCCCTGCTGCTGGGTATCGGCATCGACCGGCGGCTGTACGTCGTAGCCGAGTGGCGGTGGGACAGCCGGGCCCGGCACCGGCAGCTGACCGACGCGGAGTACAGCGTGAAGCTCCGGGAGTGGCTGGCGTCCGTCCGCTTCCCCGGATCGCAGCTCTACGGCGTGACGCCCGAACGCGTCGTCATCGACCCCTCGGCGGCATCGTTCCGCCAGCAGCTGCACAACGACGGTTTCCTGGTGACCGAGGGCGTCAACGCGGTGCTCGACGGCATCCGGCTCGTCGCGTCGCTGCTCGGCTCAGGCCGTCTGCTGATCTCCGCGTCCTGCCAGCACCTGATTGATGAGATGTCGTCCTATGCCTGGGACGATGCGGCACGGCTGAGGGGCGAGGATAAGCCGCTCAAGATCAACGATCATGGCGCGGACAGTCTCAGGTACGCCCTGGCCACGACCCGCTCGGTCTGGCGCAACGAGATCCGGCCCACCGAGGCCCCGCCGAACTACCAGGACACCTTCGGCGTGGCGCTGTGAGCGTATATACGCGCCACGCTCAGGCCCGGCTGTATATACGCTTAGCCGGTGGGCATGCACAGCATCCGCGTCGATGATGATCTCTGGCAGTGCGCGCTGACCAAGGCCCGCACCGAGGACCGGACGATCACCGAAGTGATCACTACCGGGCTGCGCGGCTACATCGGGATCGCGCCGCCCGTGCGCATCGAGCGGCCGGCCGCCGCCACCGGGCAGTGCCCGCCGCACCCGAAGGCGCGAGTGATCAAGGGACTGTGCGGGGCCTGCGGGACACACACTGGAGAGGCGTCATGAGCGAGCACACCGCAACAGTTGAGGTTCTGACAGCAGAGGTCCGGGTGCTGATGGTGGGCTCACGGCAGGTGACGCTGAGCGTCGTTCGGCAGCTTGATGAGGCGAAACCGAACGAGATCACTCCGTTCGGCAGGATCAGGGCCGACCGTGGCGCCGCAGAAGATTGCATTGAGGTGATCGGCTCCATGTCCGGCGTCCTAGCCAGGGCCAGCATCACGCCCGAGGGTTACCGCTGCAAGTTCGGGGCGACTGATGGCGCCGGGCACTGGGACAACACGTCATTTGTCAA